TGGCGGTAATACCGATCCTGATCCAGTAGCCACTATGACAAATATATTCAAAGGAGAAGAAAGTAAATAATGGCAACAGTAAATTACGCAGAAGCATATCAACAAGCAGTACAACAAGCATTCTATGATGGACACCTGTATACTGCTCCGCTATGGCAATCACCTAGCAACAGTTTAATCAAGTTTGACGGTGCCAAACATATTAAATTGCCTAGACTAACAATTGAGGAAGGTCGGCGAGACAGACAAAGACGCACCATCACTGATATTAAGGCTAACTACAGCAATGATTGGGATTCTTATGAATTGAAGAATGAACGTTACTGGAGCACGCTAGTAGATCCATCCGATGTGGACGAATCTAATTACGTTATTTCAATGGCTAATATTACTCGTCAATTCAATCTGGACGAAAAAATGCCAGAAATGGATAAATACATGTTCAGTAAACTTTTCTTAGAGAAGCAAACTAAAGATGGCGGTAAAGGCATTACAACGGATTCGCTAGACGAAAAGAATATCCTTACTGCCTTTGACAACATGATGGTTGACTTTGATGAGGCGAGAATTCCAAACCAAAACAGATATCTGTACGTTACACCTAAAATCAATGCAATCTTGAAGCGTGCTGAAGCGATGAACCGTGGTTTAACGCTTAAAGATCCAAACAATGTACAACGTACGGTTTACAGCCTTGATGATGTCACAATTACGGTAATTCCATCCGATTTAATGCAGACAGCATATGACTTTACAGTTGGTGCAAAAACTATCGATGACTCCAAGCAAATTGAAATGATGCTCATTTACAACGGTGTTCAGATTGCTCCAGAAAAATACAGTTTCGCAGGTTTTGACGCACCTAGTGCTGCTAACAATGGCAATTACCTTTACTACGAGCAATCTTACAATGATGTTTTATTGCTTAACACTAAGACAGCCGGTATTCAGTTTGTAATTGCAGATAAGGCTACGCCACAAGCGCCATCTAACAACTCAAATGATAGTCAGGCAACAACTAAGGCAGCAGATGCAGATTCAGATACTAAGGCAAGTAGCACTAAAACTGCAAGCAAAAGCGGGAAGTAAAAATGAACGATGAGAGAAAAAAGAAAGTTAAAGATAAGGTCGCCCAATTGTTAGGTGACAGGGCAAACAACGATCTGATTGATTTTAGTGTAGACAGAGTAATTCAGTCGGTGGCCAACTTTACCAACATTCCAGTTGGAGAACTGCCACCAGAAATTGACAGCACTATCACAGCAATGTGCCTGCAATTAATTCAGACGCACAGCTGGACTAGTTCTAACAGTGATGTAGTCAATTCAATTAGTGAAGGCGATGTGTCCGTTAACTTTGGTTCGCCTGCTGAAATATATGCTCAAGTGCAGAAACTCAACCCAGTTACTGATGACTTTATCAGCGATCTAATTCATTTTCGGAGGTTGCCACAATGATTAATGCTTTTAACAAACTAAAAGAAGTGGCACCGATGTTATGGACCGACAAGGTAACTATTCAAGCGACCAAGAAAGTAGTTAACGAACATCATATAACCACCAGTGAGCCTGTGACGGTCGTCTCAGATGAACCAGCTAAAGTTATACTCAAAGGATTAAAAGCCAGTGAGCAGTCTTTCTTTGGCTCTGATGAGTATGATGCAACGCTATTGCTCAGAGTAGGAATAGATGTACCGGCAGGTGCGACTATTATTGCTACTGATGTTAATGGCAAGGTGACGAAGTATAAGCGTAGCAGTAAGGGTTACTCAGGTTATGTGAGCCACCAAGAAATAGCAATGACAAGGGATGAAAAAGCATGAGTGGATTTGGAGACTTTGATAATTCTCAATTTGAAGAATTTGCCAGGCATGTCAATGCAGAAATATCAGGTGGTCAACTTAAAAACGAAGTTAAGAAAAGCGTTAAGAATGTGGGGGAGACCTATAAGCACAATGCGGAAGCTAATACACCGGTTAGAACTGGTGATTTAAGGCGTAGTTGGCAACTCAAGGGGCCGTTTTTTAGTGGTACTGATATCTCAGTAGAATTACGCAATAGCAAAAATTATGCTTCTTTCGTGGAGAATGGACACAGACAGACACCAGGCAGGTATGTACCTACGATTGGTAAAAGACTAAAAGCAAGCTGGGTACCTGGTCAACATTTCCTCCAAAAAGCTACTTCTGAAACTGATAAGCAGATACCACAGCTGGTTACGCCAGTAATGGATGATATTCTAAGGAGGCTAATGGAGTGACAATAATTGAACGGATTGCAGATGAGATCGCACGGCTATTCCCTGATGCAACAATTTACACTGAAAATCAAGCAGACGGATTTCAAGAGCCGTCTTTTTTTATCGAAAAAATTGACACATCCTCTGCTCCTGAATTGTTTGACCGGCAGTCACGCAAGTATGCCTACCAGGTAATCTATTTCCCAAATCCAGACCATCCAAAAACGGATATGGAACAAGTGGAAGATTACCTTTTGAGTGGGCTTTTAGAATTAAAGGACTATGCCCCATTAAGGCATATTCAGGTAACACAACAAGAAGACAATACGCTAATCTATCAGTTCGAGGTTTGGGGTAGATTCTATCCCGAAAAAGACGAAATTAAATTTAATAATGAACAAGTGAAAGGAAGACTTAAATGACAGTTTGGAAAACGCAGAATAAGCGCCGCCCTCGTGCTTATATAAATGTTATCGGCAAGGGTAACAATCAGCTTAATGCTGAAATCGGTAGAACACTATTGCCCATTAATACTCAGCTTAACTGGGGCGCTAAGGGCATCATTAAACTAAACGCTGAATCTAATTTTTTAGCAACTTTGGGACATGACATCAATGATCCTGAATTGCAGACATTGAGAGAAGTGTTAAAAGGAGCCAACACAGTATTATTGCTTAATAACAATGACGGTGAAAAGGCACTTGTTAACGATGAAACATTACCATGGATTTTTACCGCTAAATATCCGGGAACCATTGGCAATAATTTACATGTTTCAGTGGAAAAGAAAGATGACCAGGTAACTGTATCAACGCTGTTTAACACAAAAATGGTAGATCAACAGATGATCAGTACCAGTCGGCCAGAAGATTTAATGGCTAATGATTATGTAGATGTTAAATTGACTGACAGAAGCACGCCAAGTAATGCAGGTAGCACAGCAAGCGATGATACCAAGGATGCAAACAAGACACCAATTGTAGGCTCACAAGGCTCTAACTTATTAGACGATTTGAAGAGTGACGTAACAGTCAACTTAACCGGTGGTGCAACTAATCCTGAACCAATTAGCGATCTATTGACTGATGCACTCGAGACAGAAAACTATGATGTAGCTACTACAGCCGGTTTTGCGATCGGTGATGAAATCCATAAACAACTTGTGGCAGAGATTAAACACTTACGTGATGACGTCGGTATTAAAGTACGTGGTGTTATTCCAGCAATTGGCGGTGGTGCCAATTATGAGGGTATTTCTCAGGTGGTCAACGGGGTAATCCTAAACGACGGCACACAATTAAGCGCGACAGTAGCAGCTGGCTTTTTTGCTGGTGCTTCTAGTTCAGCAGACGCTGCTAAGTCATTAACCTATGTAGAATATCCGGATGCAATTAGTGCATATCCGAAGTTTAACAACGACCGTACTATCCAGGCTTTGGAAAAAGGACAGATCGTCTTTACCACAAAACGTAACGAGACAGTAATTATTGAACAGGATATCAACTCATTGACATCCTTCACCGAAACAAAGCCGGTATTCTTCGGCAAAAACAGAGTCGTGCGGACAATGGATACAGTAGTTAGAAACACTGAGGAAACATTTGAAAATATGTTCATCGGTAAAGTAACCAACGATGAGGCAGGCCGTAATTTATTTAAAGCTAACAGAGTTAGCTATCTGCAAGGTTTGGCAGACGGTGGAGTAATTACTGGCTTTAGCGAAGACGACATCTCAGTTGAGCCTGGTAATGACCGCGACTCAATCGTGGTTAACCTAGCTATTACCCCATTAGACTCAATGGAGAAATTATACATGACGATGGTTGTTCAATAATTAGGAGGTAAAAATTAATGGATGAAACAGTAAGCACAGTAGGCAGCTTTTTAAATGGTCGAGACACGATCTCAACTAAAGACGCCAAAATCTATATCACAATTAAAGGTAAAGTGATCGAATTAATCGAATGCAATGAGTTTAGTGCCAAACTCGAAAAGAACAAGGAAGATGTGCAGACATTAGGGAGTCGCTGGAAACATACAAAGGTGACATCGGTAAAGGGTACAGGATCATTAGGTGGCTATTTGATTAGTTCAAATTGGACTAAGTACGCTCTGCCGTATATTCAAGGCGGTCAAGATCTATATTTTGAGATTACCTTTACAATAAACGATCCAACCAGTAGAGCGGGTACACAGACCATTCATCTAGGCGAAGTTAATCTGGACGATGTACCATTCGCAGATTTTAAAGCAGACGATGGAGTTATGCAGTGGAAATCAGATTTCACATTCGAACAGGCAAATTTAGTTACCGGTTTTGATGGATTTGATTTGTAATTAGGAGGAAATGAAAAATGGCTATGAACAAAGAATATAACGTCAGCGACTTTTTAGCGGAAAATGTAAAGCAAGAAAGATCAACTAAGGAGGTTAAAATTACAGGCTATAAAAAGCCCTTTGTGATCCAGAGTGTGACATCTGAAGAATTCAACCAGATGCAAAAACAAGCAACTCGTAAACTGATCAATAAGAAAACATACCAGGAAATCGAAAAAACAGATAATGAAAAATTTGTAGATCTGTTAATTGAAAAATCAGTGATAGTTCCTGATTTACATGATGAAAAACTGCAAAAGAGCTGGGGTTGTTTAGCAGAACCTGCAAAAATGTTAAGAAAAATGATTCCGAAAGCTGGAGAATATGGCGATTTACTAGAAGATATTCAAAAGATATCTGGTTTTGAAATTGATAAATTGAGCGATTTTGTTGAACGAGCAAAAAACTAATTGAGTCCAATCGGGACTTTAATTATTGTTATTACGTTATTAACGAGTATCACTGGACACCTAAGCAGTATGCAGACTTGTCGCTTAAGGAGAAGGCTTTAGTACAAGCTACGATAGACATTAGAGTTGAAGCTGAAAAAAAGGCTCGGAAAGAGGCTGAGCGTGAAGCTAAGAATAATAGATAGAAAGGAGGGTAAAAATGGCAACAATTAGTGGCACACTAAGGCTTAATGATGCCTTTAGCAATGTTCTAAACAGGTTTAATTCAGGAATCCAACGCAGTGTGGCTGCTAGTAATCGCCTAAAGTCATCACTTAACAGTGGCAGCAACGGTATGACAGCTCTAGGCAACAGTGCGAATAAGGCTAATGTAGGCCTGCGCCAGATAATAGCAGGTTCAGCATTTGGCAGCATGATAAGTAACGCGGCTAGTGCTGCATCAAATGGGGTTAGAGCGTTTGTCGGTGAGTTGAATGAGTCTACGGTGGCCTGGTCAACGTTTGAAGGCAATATGCGACAAATGGGTAAAAGCCCAGCTGAAATTAATGCAGCTAAAAAATCTTTGCAGAAATTTGCTCAGGACACCATTTACTCGTCCTCAGACATGGCTTCAACCTATAGTCAATTAGCTGCTGTTGGTACCAAAAATACTACTCAACTAGTTAAGGGCTTTGGCGGATTGGCAGCTGCGGCTACCGATCCTAAGCAAGCGATGAAAACTTTGAGTCAGCAAGCTACACAAATGGCTGCAAAGCCTACTGTTCAATGGCAAGACTTCAAACTAATGCTAGAGCAGACGCCGGCAGGTATGGCAGCTGTTGCTAAATCAATGGGTATGTCCACTAGACAGCTTGTTAAACAGGTTCAGGATGGCACTATCAAGACTAATCAGTTCTTAAACGCAATTGCCAAAACCGGTACGAATGCAAACTTTAGTAAGATGGCCACGCAGTATAAAACTGTTGGACAAGCCTTAGATGGTTTGAAAGAAACTTTGGCTAATAAGGTTCAGCCCCAGTTTAAGAAGCTCAGTGATATTATCATAAAAGAAATATCTAAATTCACTGATAAGCTGGGCAAAGTTAATTTCAGAAAGTTTGCAGATAAGCTGATTGATGATATAAATCGCGTTAAAAAAGGAATTAGTAGTTTTGCTAAAGGCTTTGCAAGTGAATTTGGAATGACGCAATTTAAACAAACAGCACACGATATTTCTGAAAGCTTTAATACATTGTTTGAAGGTCTTAACAAAAATACAGGGAAAAACCCACTAGCTGATATGGGCAAAGGCGTTGGTAGATTTGCTTTGCAGATGGCTAACGGTCTATCTAACTTAGCTACAGCAATATCACAGATGGATCCAAGTGCGATTAAAGCTTTGGCAGCTGCCTTTGTAGCACTAAAGTTTGGCGTCAATGGCGTAAAACTAGTGGCAATTGCAGCCGGATTAAAGATAATTAGTAGGCTTGACCCTGGTCAATTGCAACACTTAGCCACAGCTATAACAACTCTTGCAACAGCCTTTGTGGCTTTTAAAGTTGCTTCAGCAGCATTTAATACCCTATCAGGTATAGTGGGTTTCTTTAATGGTATTAAAAGCGGTATTGGTAGTGTTATCAATCTCGTTACCGTTACCTTACCTGCGGCTTTTAGCGGTCTTGGCGATGTTATCGCTGTAGCTTTGGGTCCAGTCGGATGGGTTATTGCAGGAATAACAGTTCTAATTGGCGGAGCAGTTAACGCTTGGCAGAATAATCTCTTTAATTTTAGAGATAATATTCAGAATCTATTTAGCAATTTAGGCGAAGTTCTTGAGCCTTTGAAAGCTGCATTTAGTGGCTTAGGCGAGGCTTTAGAGCCTGCAGGTGGTGCTTTATCTGTTTTTGGCAATATAATTGCCGGATTTAGTGTGGAAGCTATAAATAATATTGCGCTATCTTTAGCCCGTTTGGCTGATAAAGTTAGACACCTAATAAGTGTATTAACAGCTGGTGTCTATGTTATTCGAACGGTTATTGATGCTCTGGGAACTGTAGGCAATATAGCAAAAGACGTGTTTACTGGAAACTGGAGTTTTAGCAATACTAAAAATGCTGCAAAAAGTGTAACTAAAGATATTGAAGGCGTTACTGAGGCTCTCAGCCATTTAGATGATAATACAGTAACTGACAAAACGATTGCTGCTTTACAAGGGATTGATTTACAAGCAAAAAATACTAAGTCAAGTTTAAATCAAATCAAAATGCCAAATATTGTTCAACAAAATGCCAAAATTAACGCTATGCAAAACGTTGCTGGCAATAAGTTACAACTTGATAATAAAAAAGTGAAAGTAGGCTATCAGTTTGATGCAAATCCAAATGCAAAAATTGAAAAGCAACTAAGCAGTAAGCCTCTAAAAGCAAAAGTTACTACTACAATGGGCAATAACGCTGGAGATCCTCTTAATAAGCTACAACGAAGCATAAGTAATAAACCGCTAAAAACTAAGGTCAAGGCTGATACTTCTTCAGCTGCTATGACAACTAAAAAATTGAAGTCTCAGATTAGCTCAAAACCGATTAAGGTCAAAGTGGCCAGGCCTAAGATCCCAACGCCAAAAAGGCCTAAGATTAAGACTTTGCACGCTAAGGTGGCAAGACCTAAGGTGCCGACACCTAAAGCACCTAAGGTCAAAACTATTCATGTTAAGGTGGCAAGACCTAGAATGCCACAGCCGATTATGCCAAAGCTTAAGACTATTCCAGGTCCAAGGATGGGTCGAGCTAAAACAGGTGCATTCCTAGCAAGTGTTCATTCAGCAATTAATCAGGCTGCAGCTATTGCACGATCTGGTGCTGGTCCTATGTATAGTGCCGGTGTCATGATTGGCCAGGGCTTAGCCGCTGGGATGCAGTCTGAAGTCGGAGCTGTTGCTGCAGCTGCTAATGCGCTGGTAGCGCAGGCTGACAGAGCAGCACGTGCCAAAGCCAAGATCCACTCACCATCTAGGCTATTCGCTGAAATTGGTGGGTTTATCGGTAAAGGTATGGCGGTTGGTATGAATAGCACACAAGGGGCTATAGCTAGTGCCAGTGATGCCATGATTGCTACTGCTACACCAGATGTTCCAGGGATTGACTACAATGCAAATGTAGGCGGTCCAGGACAATCAGGTGGTCTGACAAATGCCAGATTTGGCAACAGTGCCACTAGTAACGACAATCGTAGTTCGACAATCACGATTGAGAATGGCGCTATCCAGATTAATAGCACAGGCAAAGAGGATGAAGACTTCGAAACTCTTGTTGGTAAATTTGAAGATTATTTAATTGCTAAAAGTGAAAAATCATTAAGTTAGAGAGGTGATATAATGGACGGCTTTGGCGTTTTTTTGACCAGCTATAAAAACAATCAGACTATTCAATTACCAGTTAACCCGGAAGAACTACAACTTAAGTACGAAACAGATGATCACAGTGAAACCATCGTTAATTTAGGCGAGGTTAATCGGGTTGGTGATCTGAAGCTAACTGGTGTAACAATTTCCAGTACCTTCCCTTTGGACAAAACAACTTACCTAGCTGTCCTTGATCTGAAAAAGCCAGACTATTATATTAACTGGCTTAGAAAGATCCAAAAGGCTAAGGGACTGGTCAGACTGGTGGTTAACAATACTAAAATTAGCCTGGCAATGACTATTGCCAGTTTTACATATGGTTTTGAAAATTCATATGACCAAGAATACACTTATACCCTTGAACTTAAGCAATATCGCAGTTTTAAGGCTGAAAAGGTCAAGAAAAAGAAGAAAAAACATAAGTCGAAAAAAGGTAAGAAGAGAGTTGCACCGCCTAAAAAATTCGGAATCCACTCAAATGTGATAGTCACTGGACGCTTACACCTAGATTCTTATGGTTCAGGTCCAGGGATGTATGAGAAAAAAGCTAAACGAGAAATAGTTAATATTGCCCCGGGACGTAAATATCCGATTTGTGTTGGTATTAATGGTATTGCTCGTGGCTGGGTCAAGAAAAGCGACGTGGTTAAAGCATGACGGTAACTACATTCAAATTGCAACGCAGGGGTAAGAGCACCACCTATGATTTGCGTGATGTTTTAGCGTCAAACCCTAAATGGATAACAGACCTTAACTTTAGCGCGGGAGAATTGGACTTTGACCTTTTTCAAAACGGACACCCAGTAATACCCTACACCGGCGATATTATTAAATTTCGCTGGGATCATCATAAAATATTCTACGGCTATGTTTTTGGCTACAAAATCAAAGAAAACAATATCCTGAGTGTTACTTGTTACGACAAGGAGCGCTATTTAAAAAACCAAGACTCAATAGTTTGGCAGGCTGGCACTGTTGCCGACCGTTTTAACAATGTCTGCAAAAGGGCAGGAATTAAACACAAAGTGGTTGACGCACCAAGCCATAAAGTTGCAGCTGAAATCTGTGATGGTAAGACCTATTTTGACATGCTAAAAAGTGCCATTACTAAGACCCAGACGGCCACAAAGCACATGTACTACGTGTATTGCAATTACGACACGGTAGAGTTACGCAAAGCTCCATATAAAAAGTTAAAAATGATAATTGGTAGTAAGTCGGCTATGACCGGCTTTTCTTATGCCGTTGATATTAACAACGTTGCTAATGTGGTAAAAGTAATTCAAAAAGATGTTAAAAAATCTCAGTCTAAGTCTGCCACTGCTAAAACTAAAACTAGTAAGAAGGATGAAACTTCTAGGACTAGTTTTAAATCGGTCAGTGTAAAAGGTGATTCGACCAAACAGTGGGGCAAATTGCAAGTAACGGTTAATAAGAAAAATAAAGCTAACCATGCGCAGATGATTAAGCAGGCAAAAGATGAGCTCCGCAAGCGTAATAGAGCCAATAAGGAACTAACAATTGATTGTATCGGTAATGTTGACCTGGTAGCAGGCAATGCTGTCACAATCAAGATTAACGACATTAACAAGACTTTGAAAAATTGCCCGATATTAAAGGCTGAACACGAATTTGGGACGGATTACATGTGTCACTTAACAATGAAAGTAGGTGCAGAATGGCTGGAGACCTCATAATTAAGATGTTAAAAAGCCGTGGCGGTAAAGATAGTGACTATGCGGATGTTGTTTACGGTATCGTTATCAACACGAATCCGCTAAAAGTGCAGCTATCTAACAACATGGTGATTGATGATAACTTTATTATTTTAGGAAAACATATTGGCAAGTTTAAATTACCCGGTAAAGCAACGATCCATGGTAGCAATATTATTACCACTGAACACATCACATTTGAGGACATGGAGTTTGATAATAGCCTTAAAAAGGGCGATAAAGTGACCATGATCCGGATGGATGGCGGACAACAGTTCTACTTATTTGAACGAGAGGAGGCTTAGGATGGACGATGACGACAATATTATTGTCACTGAAGACGATGATGAAGTTACAGACCCAGATCTAGATGATGAAGATCTCGATGGTGACGATGATGAGGACTTAGACGATGAGCCGACTCTGACTTTTAAAGTTGAAAATGGTCGAATACGTGGCAAGGTGGACGAGTTGGCCGCTATGGTGCAGGCAGTGGATAAAATACTAAGGACAGAGCGTCTAGTCTATCCGATCTACTCCGACCAATATGGCAATGATCTTAATGATTTAATCGGCAAGGATATTGGCTATGCCAAAGTGGAAGCTGAAAGGATGACCAAAGAAGCACTACTGGCAGACGATAGAGTAACAGATGTTGAGATTGACTCAATCAGTCAGAAAAATAAAGATACCCTAGTGGTAACGGGTACCTGTTTTACAGTTTTCGGCAAAATAGCAATAGATAGTGAGGTGAGTGTCGATGAATCCTGAAGAATACGCGGCAGAATATACCGGCCGTAATTATGATTACTGGCTAGATAAGATGCTGGACAACGTACCAGACGATATTGATCAACGAGAAGGCTCGATTGTCTTTGATGCATTAGCTCCTGCAGCAATGGCGATGGCACAACAGTCACTAACGATGGCCAACATTATTAGGCAGAGTTACATTAAGACAGCTCAGGGCGAGTTCTTAGACTACCGTGCAGTGGAGCATGGCACAACCAGATATGCAGCCACGCAAACCGAAGTTAAGGCTAAGTTCTTAGATTCAGACGGTAACGCGATTAATAACGTACAGATAGGCGACCAATTCGCAAGTATTGGCGAAACGCCTATTTTTTATATCGTGCAGAAAATTAACGATGATTTAACGGGGGAATTAACGGCAGATGATCCAGGGACGACAGCCAACTCATATATTGGGCAGATTTTACCAGTAACAAGTAATGATAGCTTATCCTGGGCAGAAATCACTGAAATTGTTGCTCCTGCTCGAGATGAAGAAATAGACGACCACTTGCGAGATCGTTTACTTAAAGCGGATGACTGGGTGGCTTATGGTGGCAATGTGGCGGACTACTTAAGCATGCTCAGTAAGATCAATGAAGTAGGAGCCGGACAGATTTATCCAGTCTGGAATGGAGCAGGTACCGTCAAGCTTGTGATTGTTGACAATAATCTAATGCCAGCTAGTGCCGACTTGGTCAAGAAAGTTAAAAATATCATTGATCCGGAAGATCGTGAAGCTCTGGGCTATGGCCTGGCACCAATTGACCACCAAGTAACAGTAGTAGCACCATCTATTTTGACCGTTGATGTAGCGTCAACAGTAACCATTGATAGTAAACAGAATGCGGATTCAGTAAAAGCCAAGATTAAAGAGGCAATAGGAAACTACTTTCAACTGTTACGCCAAAGTTGGAATACCGTTGATCCCAAGACAGGGCGAGGCTATTCTCAAACCGTTTACAGATCAAAAATCTTGTCGCAAATAATGAGTGTAGAAGGGGTAATTAATGCCTCAGTGCCTGTTTTAAACGGCACAGACGGAGACATTACACTAACTTTCAATAATCAGACTTCAGAGCTTCCGATATTAGGGGAGGTGGTACTTGATGGCTAACAATCTAATGGACTACTTGCCCGACTATTATGATGGTGTCTATGAAATGCAGGCTATCATGCACGCTCAGGGTGGCGTACTAGATGAGATGGACGATAGGCAGATGCGGACACTACTCAATGAGTTTGTCATCCAGACCGATTTGCGTGGTATTGCAGTATTTGAAGATCAAATAGGTGTAATACCTGAACCGGGAGATAGCTTGGAAGATCGGCAAAATCGGGTGCTAATGCGACTATTGCCACCACGACCGATCACAATTAGATATTTACGCGAGCTTTTTAAAACTCTAAAAATACCCGCTAAAGTCTCTGTCATTCATCCAAAACGTGAAGCGATTGTAGAAGCTAACCAGGGTGAGATAAGTAATAAGCAGATAGATAACGTGAAGTATATTTTAAATGTCTACCTGCCAGCCAACATGATTTATCAGATTCAAATCAAATTACCAGATGCAAAGATTTCTGATCAACTTAAAATCGGTATTGGAATTCTAGCTGGTGTACATCTGGCATCACCAGTTAATTCTGACTATATTGACCAGATAACTAATACCAAGTCTGATATTAGTAATGTAGCCACTTACGGTATTGGTGCATGGTACAAGATCGATGCTCTGGTATTAGCTGACATGACACAATTTGAAAACAAGGAAGTGATAAATAGTGTCCAAATATAATAAAACGGTATTAACTACTGCGGGCTTAGATTTAGCCATAAAAGCAACTAGAGGAAAAACTAAATTTACAATTACTAAAACAGCTGCTTCGGCTGATAATTTGTCTGATAAAAACATTGACGAATTACAGGAATTGACCGAGCTACCCAACATTGTGCAGTATGGTCAGATTGTTGATGTAGCTGACTCAACGCAGGATAAGAACGTTGTGATTGGAGTGGGGCTTTATTTTAACAACCAAGATCTTACGCAAAGTTACGATCTTAATACGATTGCACTTTATGCCAAAGAAGAAGGCAGTGACAAAGAAATCCTTTATGGGTTAACTACAGCAGTTGAGCCAGAAACAATGCCCGATTATCAAGATGAGGTACTGTTTAAGTTTAACTTAACAATGTATGTCGTAGTCGGTCGAACAGATAATGTAACTGTCAAAGTAGTTGAAGATGGCGTTGTGACAGATAAGAAGCTAGAAGAAAGGCTCCAGGTCTTTGCCACCAAAGCCGACCTCGATATTTTGCAAAGTTTAATTAATAAGGATATTAGAGATTTAGCTGCTTTAAACGCAGCAGATGGCAATAACATTTACAATACAACGATTAATCTTGATGCTTTTTCAACGGTTGGAATAAGCAAATTTTTAGGGTGCCAATTAAAATCTGACGGCAAGATGGTATGCTTTGACTCAACCCAAGGAAACTTATACGGTTGGATATTCAATGTGCCAAAGTGGAATGGTGCGAAGACATACGAGCAGATTGTCTATATTAGCGATTACGTTCAAGGAAGCTTATCTTATGTAAGAACTAAAGCCGACGCAACAAGCAAGGAAGACTTTCTCAAAGTTGCAACTGACAAGGATCTGACCGCTTTTGCTGAAGATATTAAAAAACAGATTGAAAATGCTGGTCAGGTTAAAACAGTCGATGGTATTGCGCCAGATAAGGACGGCAACGTCCAGACTGACCATTACAGCAAGGCTGAAATTGATCAGAAAGTGACTGATATTAACGGCCATATAACCACCGTTGAAAAACGGGAAATAACCCACGTTTGTGACGACTATGACACTGGGGTTGAATATTCGAAAAATCACAAAGATGTGTTTGTTGCAGTAACCGGGAACTGAGAGGTGATGACATGTTAGCAGGCGGTAAAGAAGTTAAGCACCTTATTATTGGTGGTGAAACTTTTTCAAAATCAAATTATGGTAAGAAAGTAAAACTTTTAAAAGATGTTGTTATCGGAGATGGCTATGTGACTACTGGTGGTGTATATAATAAATACAATAGAGGTGGCACTTTGATTTTTGCAGGCACACCAGGATATATAATAGTATTCACTTATGGTAATTGCTATTTTATCTGTAACGCTCTTGCAGCGAATGAAATAGGAACGTGGGTTAAAAAAGACATGGTAGAAATAGAGGAAAATGGGGGGGTAAATAGTCCCTCCTATTTACTAATTATATATAACATGGAGGAGGCGATGCCTTCATGTTAGCGGATGGTAAAGTTGTAAATTACCTAATGATAGGCGGAGAAGTATTTGCCAAAAAATTAACGCTTCCAAAGCTTTATAGCTTTGGACTACCGCAGAATGATAGACCTCAGTATATGATTAAAATGTATTCTGACGGTACCTTTGATTTCACATCCACACCTTATGACATACATTTGGGATACTATAATGGCCTAGGCAGTACAGCTGTAGTACCAGTATTTCAAATTTTGGAATATAAAGGTAGTAATTACGCCCTCACTTGTGGTAAGAATTTTTTGCACAATAACGGAACATTTACTGGAAGCATAGGCATCTATTGGATTAAGATGAGTGATTTCGGTGATTATAGACCAGTTAGCCCAGATCTGGGGGGTAAATAGTCCTTCCTATTTACCATTCATTTATGACATATGGGAGGTGGCTCCCTATGTTTGTTAATGGTGAAAATGTAAATTATCTTATGTTAAGCGGAGAAGTGTTTAGTTCACAAAGCGCATTACCAAGATTCTATAGATTTAAGAGGGATTTAGACAAAAATAGTAAGCCTTATTCACTACTTATTGATAGTAATAATAACTTTGCTATTAATCTAACAGAGCTTACTTTTTTCCTCCCAAATATGTATTTTGATAACAGAAATAAGGTACCGGTTTACAAAATTATTAAATACAAGAATATTGAATATGCTCTAGTTAGTTGCATAATAAGGCCGGGATCAGGAGCAGATGCAGTCGATGCCAGTAAGATAATATATGGTCAATTTTGGATAAGGACAAGCGATGCAGGAGGCTGTACACCACTTTAATTTGATTTTTTAAAATGAAAGGAAAAACAATAATGACAGAAACAAGTAATAATAATGGTTTTAGGCAAGTGTATATATCTTCGCCAAAAATACCATTTGGGATTGGCTTTGTGCCAAAAGACGTAACGGTAAGCTTCCCATTTATTGAGGAGGCACCCGACCCAAAGTTTAAATCACCGGTATATGACTGGGATCACTATCGGTGGATTGAATCAGATGGTAAAGTCCAGGGTCAGCAATTGGCAGATATGGCGGAAAGCATTAAGCAGTTACAGAAAGAAGTGGCAAGTGGCAAACTAAGCAATGAGGCTCTTAACCAACAGCTCGGAACACTGGTAGGCTTAGTTTCGCAAAGTGCTATCGCACAACAAGCAGTGGGTCAAACCGCTGACAATAATGATGATAACGCAAAAGATGGAGGTGCTAAATAATGAATATGATGAGTATGTTTGAATCGCTCTATCAATACCTCTTAAGCGTCAATGTTTACACAAAGGTAACGATTGCCGGTTATGTTGGTAAAACCATTGATGAGGCGGCGTACAAGAGAATTACAGGTGATGACTATGTGGCACCGTCTGCTAGCTAATATCAATGAAAACTTTGAGCAAACTTTAGCAGGAGCGTCAATTATTACAATTGGCGCTTCTCTTTGGCTAGATCGAGATTATTTCTTTTGGCCACCTGAGCTTACTGCAACTATGAACGACCAGAGACTAGATATTACTATCACAGTTTTAGGCTTAGCATTAATATTGATGGCTATTACTGGTAATAAAAGTAAGGCATGGCAACACATATTTTTAATACTATGTGGCTCAGTAGTATGCATGTTAGCTTGCACGCAATTATGGCATGCTTTTTTAGCAGATCAAATGCGAATGGCACATACAGTTATCGGAGACGTGATTATTTTTATCTTAATAATTAGAGCAGCATATAAAAGTTAGGTAGGTGGTTAAGTGCATGAGTTAATCAGTACAATTCAAGTCTTAACAGCCCTGATAGGTGCATTTGCCACTTTTTTTGCTGTCTTGCATAAATCACACCATGAAGATTACAGTGATAAGTTTAAAACGCTCCAGAAAGAAAGGGACAATTTAGCTGAAGATTACGAAAATGAACGGAAAAAGCGCAAAGAGTTAGAAGATAAATACGAGAAATTAAAAAAGAAGTTGGAGAACACCTAGTAGTGTTCTTTTTTTGTTGAAAGGAATAAAAAAATGGCTCAAATTATTAATCTATTAAATTCATTATTACCATACCTAATTTTAGGAGCAGTCGGTATTGTAGCTGTCTATCAATATGCAAAAGTGCATAATCCTGATTTTGCTAAAAAAATGGAATGGTTGTATGACGTGGCCCAATATATCGTTACGCAACAAGCAACACATACCGATATCACTGGAGCAGAGAAAAAGCAGGCGGCAACTGATGCTTTGCTAGAGCAAGCCAAGGCATCTAAGGCAAATATAACGAAAGAAACAGCTGAAGGCATGATCGAAAAAGCTTACCAGGAAGGAGCTGCAAAAAATGAAACTAAATAAGAAATACGCACTAGCTGCTAATGAGGGCGCGTCTGCTCTGGCAAAAAGAGATATTATTGTGGCTCACTCAACGGCAACGCCAAATGGTGAAGCGTGGGCTATTGCCCACAATATGAAGGCCGGTATTAACACGGCACAAACCTACGTGCATTTGGTAGTAGACGATAAAGAGTGTTATCTGGTAGGAGATCTAGGATATGTTGCTTGGGGCTGCGGCTACTATGGCAATCAACTTTCACCTATGCAAATCGAACTTTGCGAATTCACCACTAAAACTCGAGCGAAGAAAGCCTACCGTAACTATATTAATTTAATTCGTGAATATGCTAAAAAGTACGGTATTCCGTTAACGCTCGATACGAGCGCAAAACGTGGTGTGAAAACGCACAACTGGGTAACACATAATTTAGGCAACACTGACCATAGCGATCCTTATGGCTACTTGTCAAAAATTGGTATTAGCAAGGCACAGTTTGCACATGACATTGCTCATGGTGTAAGTGGTAAGGTTACCATAGCGAAAAAGCCAGCTAAAAGTGCCGGCAAAAAGTCGAACTGGGTTAAAAAGACCGGTACTTTTGTCTTGGGGAAAGCACTTAAATTGCATACCTCACCACATATTAGCGCACCAGCTATTGCTAAATTGCCAAAGGGCAGCGCAATTAAGTATGATGCAGTTCTGCAAGGGCCGAAACGCTTATGGCTAAGGCAGCCACGAGCAAACGGCTATGGCTATATCGTGGGCAAGGATAAGTATGGTAAAGCTATGGGGCAGTTTAAGTAAATATTAGTAAATAACTGGTAATATACATATACAAATAAACAATGTCTATCTTTTTACTAATTCGGTCTTTTTCTCATGTTTTTAAAAAATAGTTAAGCCACTCTGGAATTTGCTCCAGGGTGGCTTTTGTTTTTTTGTATATTATAATGAATAATGAAACTATATATGCTAAGATAAATATATGAGGTGTAATCATGAGAAAACTTTTTGAAATACTAAAAAAGTGTAAAGATTTAATTATAATTCAGATATTGGGTCTTATTTTATTAATTATAGCATTTAATAATTGGCTGACGAATACAATTGGTGGTGTTATTTTCGGCGCTGCTATTATTTTATTTTGCTACTTTATCATAAAATTTATTCTACAATTATTTTATAAATATACAAAAATACTTAATAAATTTACCATTTTAGCAATAACATATTATTCTGTTGGTATGATTATATTTTTACTTATTATAAAATATATTTTGAGTTTACGATACAAATTTAATGAATCTTATTTATTTCCAATTTTTCTCTATGCAGCATGTTGTTGGACCGTTTATTTAACTTTTTGTATAAAAGTACTAAAAAGTATTAACATAGCATGTTCTTTATTTGTTGCAACCACGGCAAAAGCAATTCTAATCGCTATAGTAGCTTGGATGGCTGTATATAATAACTCAAAATCATCTCTTTATATTAATTACGTGAGTATCGGTATCAGTTTTTCATACCCAATATTAGATATGTATATATATGTTCGCTCGGAAATTAACAAATATATATAAATAAGACAATTCATTCGGTACAAATCATGAGTTTATAATTTTCTGCAATAAAAGCTAAGTTTTAACTTCATATTTATAATATCTTATTTAGATATAAATTTGATAATTATCCACTTATGATTTTAAAAAATGAACCCATGCAGAACCGCTCTAGCTAACCTCTAGGGCGGTTATTTATTTGTCTTAAAAACATTTAAAGCTTTCAAAATTGCACTCTCATCAATAGCATTTTATAATAAATGCAAACAAATGTTTGGTAGATATTATGAAAAACAATTTTAATGACATAGTAAACAACTTTTTCAAGAACTATCAAGATCGCGGGATGAAAAAATGGCAAGGTTTCATGTTAAGCGATCACATTGTGGCTCTCAATAAAGACAAAGAGGAACAGGCAAAAGTATATTCGGAGAAAGATACCATGTATGAAGCAGAAATTAGCCAGGTACTATTGCAGGCTTTCGCCAACAATAAAGTGGTTTCGGTTCAGCTTAAAGAGAAAACTCTTGACAAGAAGATACAGCCTGATATTGTGGGGTTGGTAAAAGGATATAACGAAGATAAAATTGTAATTGGAAATACAGAAGTAGAACTTAGCGATATTAACCATATTGAGATAAGATAACTTGATGTTGGTCAATGTTCGCTAAAATGTTCGCCAACTTCATTTTTAACAATTTTTATCGCCTTAAAAATTATGGCAGATTACTAATAAATAAGGAAATAAATTTTATAATATCCAGCAATTTTTACTATTTACGCCCTCACACTCCGTAAAAGACCCTGTAGTTATAAATAACTACAGGGTCTTTTTTGCTAATTATTGAAAAATAAAATTTTATATGTCTTATATGTATATAAAATAATTTTTAAAATCAACTTTAGAAAAGCGCGTCAATTTTACCTTCGACGACCTGTTTTTGGAAGTACTGAATCTTTTCAACATTGATATTGCGTAAAAGTTCAATAATTAAACCGTTATCTGAATTAACACTAATTACAGCTTTTGAAATTTCATCAAGACTAACATTTTTGAGAAACTTTTGTTGAATTTTGATTGAATCAATTGAAGTTTTTTGTAAATACTTCTCATTTTGAGTGCGGTGCCAAACCGCACAATCAATATTTTGGTTTAAAATTTCAAATGGTACATTGGAATATTTTACTGGTATGTATTCAGCGTTTGGATATATTTCTTTAGTGAGTATGGATTGATCATAGGAGCTGTTATCTAAACCAACTCTTATGTTTGATACAAGTCTATTTTCTATTCCCTGTTTTTCCAGTAATAGCAATCCATCTTTCTTATAAAAAGTATGACTATTGAATTTTAATGCTATTTTTAACTTTAGGCTAGTTTCTTTTCTATCTTTAGCAGAAGCAAGCGAAGATACAACAAAATCTTCTTTTGACTTCTTGCTTAGAATACGATCAAATCTGACAGCTGAACCGTATCCGTATACTATAACAAGTGGTATATTTAAATCGTTTAATGCTTCCCTGATCCCCATGGCTAATCCCCGCATTTCTAAGCTAAGCGGTTCAGGAAATAACCCCACAAGATGACGATTTGGTAAAAATCCCCATAGCTTTTTGATATCTTTAGAAATCAAAATTGTTCCATAATGTGGTTGGGCCTTTAATTTAATGATTTCCTCTTGTTCAAAGTCTTTGAGTGCACTTTGAATAGTCCCAGTACCAACCTTTAATTTATCATGAAGAAAACTAAAAGTCGGAATTTTATCTCCTATTTTGCAGGATAAGAGTATTTCAGCAAGCTTTTGTTGAGTGTGTGCAGTCTTACTCGAAAATATATTAATCGCTCCCATACTATCAATTTTTATTTAATAATCTGATATTTCCAA